TCCGCGGCGACCGGGACGCGCCCGAGCTCGTAGCGGTACCAGTGCTGCCGGGGGCAGGCGCGGTGCAGACGGAGGCGCGATGTCGTCAAGAGGTTCACGGTCTCGATTCCTTCACGGGGTGTGGACGGCGTTGCCGCGGTGGCGGCAGGGCTGAGGCGCACGGGGGCGGGCGCCGTCCCTGCGGCCACCGCGATCACGCGAGCCTGCGGGCGTCACGGATCCAGGCCCGCACCGCGCCGGGCGTCACGTCGTGCGCCTCGGCCACGTCGTGCACCGTCAGGCGCCCGGCGAGCACCGCGGCCACGGCTGCGGCGCGGCCCTCGGGCACGACCTTGCGGGGTGCGAGCGGGCGCGGGAGGGTTGCGCCGGCGCGGGCAGCGCCCTGCGGGCATCGGCGACAGCCGGTGTAGGTCCGGCCGTGCTCGCCCGAGTAGAGCGTCTCCGGGCCGTTCGCGGCGCCGAAGCGGGCCACACACGCGGACGGGGTGAGTCGCGCATGCAGGCGGTCGCAGTCGACCAGGACGGGCAGCGCGCGGATCATCGCACCACCCCACCGCGCAGCGGCCCGTGGAAGCTCTGCGCGGGCTCGGCGGCGGGGCGCCGCAGGCCCCACCGCGCACGCTGCGCCGTGGGCATCGCCGTCCAGTGCGCGAGGCACATCGGCGCGCCGGGGTGGCGCGGGCGGTCGCAGCCCTCGCGGGGGCAGGCCGCATCGGACGGCGCCTCGGCGCGAGACGACCGCGCGGGCGGCGGGATCGTGTCGGCCACGCCCAGGTCGTGCAGGCAGCTAGAGCACCGCGCGAGGATGTCCAGCGTCTCCGCGGGGTGGGCGCGGTGGCAGACGGAGCACAGGGCGTCGGGGATCATCGGGTACCTCCGGCTGCGCCCGCCTGGATGGCCTCGTCCTCGAACTCCGCGCCGATCTGCCAGGGGAGCAAGGGCGCCAACTCGTCGAAGGCCCCCGCGATGGCTTCGGCGAGGTAGGTGTCGTGCGCGTCGTCGGCGACCGCGCAAAGCTCGGCGATGTCCTCGGGGCTCATGCTTGCGGGGCTCACAGGTCACCCCCGTCCGCGTCCGGCCGGGCCCGGTCGACCACGCCAGCCCACACGCACTCGGCGCAGCCGCAGCGCATCACGTGCTCGCACGCGGCCTCGTAGCGCGGCGCGCAGTCGTCGCAGAGCGCATCGGGCTCGGACACCTCGGCGGTGTCGGCCGGGCGGGTGCCGCGGGCGAGGCACCCGAGGCAGGCGTGCGAGGGGGTGAGCGGGGCAGCCTCGCGGGCCAGGAGAGCGGCCCGGGTGTCGTAGGTGAGGGCGATCACAGCGCCACCCACCCGCAGCTCGGGACGGTCTCGCGGGCGCCGGTCGCGTACGGCGCCGAGGCCTGGGCAACGCGGATCGCGGCGAGTCGCTCGGAACTGGCGTGCTCGACGAGGGCCAGCGCGAGGCGCTCGTACATCGAGATCGTGGTGCGACCGGCGAGGGCGGCGGCCTCGTACAGGTCGACGCGGGCGGTGATGGTGGCAGCGGCGAGGGACATCGTGGGCTCCTGGCCCCGCCGTGGTAGTGGCGGCGGGGTCGAGTCCCTATGTAGCCCTATCAACTGGCGTAGTCAACGACTGCGGTAGACACATCAACCGCCATAGATGCCGAATATGACGGGCGTCATATCGAGCCGCACCGAAGCGGCCCACCACGGCACCCCCGAGGCCGCTGCGAGGTCGGCGGCCAACACCTCGCCCTGGCGCATCATCTCGGCGATGGCGGGCTTCGGCGCGGCGAGGGCCAGCGCGAGGCGCCACACGTCGCCGTGGGGGTCGTCCATGCCTGCGCCGCGCAGCATCGCGTGCGCGAGCTCGTGCAGGATCACCAGCACCTGCACGTCCCGCGGAAGGCCGCGGCGCACATAGATCCTGTCGGTGAGCAGACCGGACACCCCCGAAGGCAGTTCGGTCACGACCACCTCAACGCGCTGGCCTCGCGCCAGCCCTTCGGGGCTCGGGTCGTCGGCGACCTCGTGCGCGTGCTCTGCGAGGGCCTCAAGCGTCGAGGTGTCGGCGCAGCGCTGTCCGTGCTTCAGCGAGTCCAGCATCTCGGCGGCGATCACGTCTCCCACACACTGAACCTGCGCCCAGTCACCCCCGCTCGTCAACGGGTGCGCAGGGTGCGACTCCGACCTTCGGCGGGCCTGACATTACCTGGAGCTCTGTTGGGCGACTGCCAGGGTATGTCACCGACGCTTAGACAGGCGGCGACTCGTGCCGAAACACCAGCTCCGCGAGGTCCGCCACCATCGCGGGACTGGGCGTTGCAGTGAGCATCGGGGCCGCCGCGCCGATGCGCCGCCACACCCACTCAGGCATGGCAGGCTTCTGGGCCCGTGCGGCGCGCAAGAGGCCCTGCCAGTTGGGGAGCGCGTCGAAGCGGGTCACGGCCCCCGACGACTCCGGGGCGCTGGGCGCCGGCGCCTGGTCGGCGTCGCCCATGCCGTGCAGTAACCACGCGGGCGACACGCCCAAGGTGGCGGCCAGCGCGTCCACCGTCCGTTGCTCGATGCGCCCGCTCCCGGCCTCCAGGCGCTTGAGCAGCGCGTTGACCGTGGCCGGGCTGAGCCCCGAGGCGATCGACGCCTGACGCTCGGACATGCCGCGCTCAGTGAGGAGGGATCGGATGCGCTGGGCGGCCTCGAAGCTCATGGGGCGAGAGTCCCATGCGCATCTACCAGCGTCGATGCCATGCGACGGCGAAGTGTTGACTACGCCAGTTGATACATCTATGCTGGTTGACACCATGGATACACCCCTCCAAAACCGCATCCGCCTGCTGGCTGAGGCTGCTGGGTCGCTTCGACGGCTCGACGCCGCGGCCGGGCTCCAGTTCGGCCACGCCCACGCCATTGCTGAGGGGCGCATCGCCAAGCCCACGGTGGCGACGTTCGAGCAGATCGCCAAGGCGTGCGACGTGCCCTTTGCGTGGGTCGCTTTCGGCGAAGGCTCCGCCCCCGACCCCGCCGCCATCCGCGCCGCCGTTGAGGCTGCCCGCACGCAGGCCGTCGAGGCTGGGCCGGAGGCTGCGTGATGCGGTGCGCTCATACGCATAGCCTGCCGACCGCGCACCCTCTGCGGGAGTCCGATCGATGAGCGCGAATCGGACCCTCACCGAGGACCGGGCCCGCGCGCTCGCCGCCCGCGCCTTCGACGACGCGATGGAGGCCACGCGCTCCGTCAACGAGCGCGTCGGCGAGGCGATGGGTGTCGGGGAGGCTGTGATCCGCGGCCTCCGCAACGGCACCCGCACCATCTCTGCCGCGCGCATCCTGCGGATGCCGGACGCGCTGCGCATCGAGTACCTTGCGCGCCTCGCCGCGACCGCGGACATGGCCGCGACCCCGTCTGCCCTGCGGCCGACCGCCGAGGCTGCGGCGAGGCTGACGGCCCGGCGCGCGTCGGAGCTCACCAGCACGATCCTGGAAGCGCTCGACGACGGGCACATCTCCCGCGAGGAGATGGAGCATCTGCGCGGCTGCGTGGGCCGACTGCACAAGGCCATGAATCCTCTGCGCGCCGCGGGGGACGCATGACCCGCCTCCGCGCCATCCTCGCCCTTGCGGCGACCCTCGCGTCCCTCGCCATCACCGCCCTGCACCGCCCCCGTGCGGCCCGGCGCGTGTGGCACGTGGTCGAGACGGCGCGCCCCGGCCACGTCCGCGCGGCGCTCCAGGCCGTGCGGATCTGCGCGGGCATCTCGCTCGGGGCCGCTACCGTCATCGCCCTCTTCGGGCGCTGGACGGGCCCGGCGTGCGCCGCCATCGCCGTGCTCGCGCTGCCCGGGGCACTCGCGCTCTACACGGCCGACGTGCTCGACGGGGGCGGCCCGTGATCGCGGAGTGCCTGCACCCCGGCTGCACCCGCCCGCCGTACGCGGGGGCGATGTGCGCGCAGCACGCGCGGCTGCCGCGCGGGATGACCCCCGTGCCGACAGACGCGTTCGTGCTGCCGAAGGGCAAGGCGCGCACGCGTCCGGCGCTGCCGCCCCTGACGCCCTTGCAGCGCGCCGAGGGCGCGTCCGAGCGGCTGCTGTCTGCGCTGCGCGACCACGCCGCGGGCGATGCCTCGGCCTGGGGCCGCGTCGAGACGGAGCGGGCCGCGCTCCTCGGGGCCGTGGTGGCCGCGCATGATGCGGGCGGGGCGGGTGCGCCGTGAGCGAGCTGCGCCCCTATCAGGTCGACCTGATCGCGCGGGTACAGGCCGCGTACCGTGAGGGCGCGCAGGCTGTGTGCGCGCAGTCCGTGACAGGTAGCGGTAAGACTTTTCTAGCCGCCGCGGGCATCATCGCGCCCTCGCTCGCCCGAGGTCGGCGCACGCTCTTCCTCGCGGATCTCGAAGAGATCCTGCTCGACACCGTGGGGCGCCTTCGCGCTCTCGGCCTGCCCGCCGCTGCCATCACCCGCGGGCGCGCCGAAGACCCGACGGCCCCGGTGCAGGTCGCGTCGCAGCAGACGCTCACGTCGTGGCTCTCGCGCGGGATCGATCTGCCCCCCGCCGACCGCGTGATCCTCGACGAGTGCCACGGTAGCTCTGCCGCCACGACGCGCGCGCTTCTCGCGGCGCTGCGGGGCCGGGGAGCGCGGCTGCTCGGGTTGACCGCGACACCGGCCCGCGGCGACGGGCAACCGCTCGACGAGTTCGACGCCCTGGTCTGCGGGCCGAGCATGCGCGACCTGATCGCCCTCGGCGCCCTCGTGCAGCCCGAGGTGCTCTCGCCCGACCGCTACCTGGAGCGCGGTGTCGCCGAAGACCCCGCCCGCATCGCGTGGGCAGCCGGGCGCCGCGGGCGCCGCGCCTGCATCTTCGTGCCCACGGCGGCCGAGGCCGACCGTGTGGCGGGGCTCCTCTCGCAGCACGGCCAGCCCGCAGCCGCGGTGCTCGACGGCCTCGCCCGCGACGAGCGGCGCGCGGTGCGCGAGCGCCTGGCGTCGGGCGCGCTGCAACACGTCGTGACCGTGCGCGCGCTCCAGAAAGGGTTCGACGCGCCCGTTTTGGATACCGCCGTGCTCGCCTCGGGGGGCAGCACGATCGTCGGCTACCTGCAAAGCATCGGGCGCGTGCTGCGCCCCTGCGCGGGCAAGCCGGGCGCCCTGGTCTACGACCTGAGGGGATACGTCTACCTGCACGGGCTGCCCGAGCAGGATCGGGTGTGGAGCTTGGAGGGGTCGCAGGGGCGCACGGCATCCGAGCGCGCGCCCGACCTGCGGCGCTGCAAAGAGTGCCACGCCGTCTTCGAGCCGCGCACCCGCTGCCCGCGGTGTGGCTCTGTCCTGATCGCCGACCCCCGGCCCATGCGGGTGCAGCGCGCCGAGCTCTACGCGCAGTCGGGGGTGGCGCCTGAGCTGCGCGCCGCGCGGTACGTCGAGGCCGTCGAGCGTCGCATGGTCGAGCGGGGGATGCCTGCGCATGTCGCTTCGCGGGTCGCCCGCGAGAAGGCCCCGGCGTGGGTCCGTGAAGCCCTGGCCGCGGAGGTCGCATGAGCCCCAGGGCGACCGGGGGCGCGGCCCCCTCCAAGATCGGCGGCGCGCAGGAGCACGACATCGAGATCGCCCTGGGCGCGCTGCCCGGCGTCACGGTGTGGCGCAACGCCATCATCCGCACCCGGACGGCCTCGGGCGCCCATCTGCTGACCGGCATCGGTGGCAAGGGCGCGCCGGATCTGCTGTGCGAGGTCCAGGGCCCCGACGGGCAGACCCGCGCGGTGTGGCTGGAGTCCAAGGCCGGGACGGGACGGCTCAACCCCGACCAGAAGCGGTGGCACGAGGCTGCTGCGCGGGAGGGGCGGCACGCCTTCGTGGTGCGATCGGTCGACCACGCCCTGGAGATCGTCCAGACCTTCCGCGGGGTGCGCCATGGGTGAGGCCGCCCGCGTCATCCAGGGCCCATGGGCCGCGCCTGCGCCCACGCTGCCTGTCACTACGGCCCGCGTCTTCACCGCCGATCTGCCCGCGTCGTGGCCGGGCTATGCGCCCCGCGAGGGGCAGCTGGCGCTCACGCGCGCCGTGGCCGAGACGCTCGATGCCGGCGGCGGGCTCATCGCCGAGGGCCCCTGCGGCACCGGCAAGGGCCTCGCGTACCTCGTGCCGGCCATCCTGCGGGCGCAGGCCTCGGGGCGGGGGGCGCTCGTCGCGACGGCTTCGATCGCGCTGCAAGAGCAGCTTGTGAGCAAAGACCTGCCCGCGCTGGCCGAGGTGTGGCGCCGCGCGGGCCGTCACCCCTTCACCTGGGCGCTGCTCAAGGGGCGGGGCAACTACCTCTGCCGCGCCCGCGCAGACTACTCCGTCGAGCACGCCCGCGACCTCGCCCGCATCGACGCCTGGGCCCGCACTACCACGACCGGCGACCGCGCCGAGCTGCCCTTCGCTGTCACCGATGGCGCGTGGGCGCTGCGGTCCTCGACGCAAGACGACTGCCTCCGCGATGGCTGCGAGCACTACGGCTCCTGCCACGCGATGGAGGCGCGCACCCGCGCGGCTGAGGTCGATGTGCTGGTGGTCAACCACCACCTGCTCGCGGCACACATCGCCGTGCGGCTGGAGACAGGGGCAGACGTGGTGCTCCCCCGCACCGCCCCCGATAGCGCGCCGCAGGCCTGGGACACGGTGATCGTCGACGAGGCGCACGAGCTCGGGGATATCGCGCGCGACTTCCTCGGGGCGGACTTCGGTCCCTGGAGCGTGTCGGGGCTCGCGCGGTGGGCGAAGGACGTGGGTGAGGCGCAGGTCGGGCGCGACGTGTCCGAGGCCTGGGACGGCCTGTGGCTGGCCGTCGAGCGGCTGTGCCCGGCGCCCGGCCGCGGCCAGGCCGAGCGCCCCGCGGTGCTCGGCGAGGGTCGGGCGCTGGACCGGGCCCGCCTCGAAGCCGTGGGCGAAAGCCTTGGGGCCGTGGCCCGCATCGCGCGCCGCATCGCCCGCGAGGCGAAGGAAGACGTAAACGCGCCCGGCGCTCGCAAGGCCCTGCGGCGCGCGGAGAACACGCTGCGGCGGGTGCGCAAGGTCACGTCGTGGCTCGAAGCCCTCGGCGCGCCCACCGAGCACCCCGACGTGGTGCTGTGGGCCGACGCACAGCAGCGCGACCGCGGCCGCGTGGTGCAGCTCCACGGGCGTCACCTCGACGTGGGCGAGCTGCTCCGGCGCGGGCTGTGGGCCGGAGCGCGCGCGGCCATCGCGACGAGCGCGACCATGACCACTGGGCAGGGCGCCGATGGGTGGGGCTGGATTCGCGACCAGCTCGGGGCGCACGACGCTCGCACGCTGTCGGTCGCAAGCCCCTTCGACTTCGCGAAGCAGGCCCTGCTCTGCGTGCCCCGCGAGATGCCGGGCATGGACGACCGCGCGGCCTTCGACCGGGCGGTCTTGGATGTCACCGAGCGCGTGGCCCGCGCCGCCCGCGGCCGCACGCTAGGCCTGTACACCTCGCGCCGCATGGCCGCCGAGGCGGGGCAGCACCTGCGCTCCGCGGGTCTGCCGTGGCCGGTGATGGTGCAGGGCGAGGAAAGCCGCGCTGCACAGGTCGACCGCATGCGCCGCGAGGCCGGCGTGCTCTTGGGCACGTCGAGCCTGTGGACGGGCGTCGACCTCCAGGGGGAGGCCGTCGTGGCCGTCGTCGTCGACAAGCTGCCCTTTCCCCCGCCTGACGATCCGGTCTTGCAGGCCCTCTGCGACCGCATTGCGCGGGAGACCGGCGACCGCTGGGCGGGATGGCGGCGGGAGTGTCTGCCGCGCGCGGTTTTGCGCCTGCGTCAGGGCGTGGGGCGCCTCATCCGGTCGGGCACGGACTGGGGCGTCGTCGTGGTGTGTGACGCGCGGCTGCACTCAGCCCGCTACGGCCGGGGGGTCGTGGCGGCGCTGGGGATGCCCGCGCAAGTCGGGTCGGTGGCGGGGGCGGTGAGCTGGCTGGAGGCGCGTCATGGGGCCTGAAATCGAGACGGGGGAAGAGATGATCTGCGGCGGCCTCACCGAGTCCGAACTCCTCGCGCTCGGCGCCGACCCCACCGAGGCCCGCGCCGTCGCCCGCGCTGTGGGCGCCGACGTGCAGGAGCTGTCCGTCACCCCGCGCGGCTACGTCTCGCGCACCTACCGCGGCGAGGAGCGGGTGCTCCCGCACGGCTGGATGGCGGACGCAGTCGGCGGGCCCGAGCGCCCCGCGCCCACGGGGTGGTGCTCGGGTTGCGGCACCACGGGCGCGTGTGACCAGTGCCGACGCCTGCGGGGCGTGCTCGCCGACGTGGTGCACTGCTGCTGCCGCGGCACCGAGCACGACGCCTCGTGCCCCCTGCGCGACGTGATCCCCGCGGAAGACATGGGCCCCCCGTGGCGCGCGATCGAGCGGCACGAGCGCGTGCTGGGCCGCAACGGCTGGGAGACGATCGTGCGCACGGTGTGGCTCCCGCCGCTGCCTGCGCCGGGGCCGAAGCCCGCCCGGGCGGTCGCGCCTGCGGCGGCGATGGAGCCGTTCGAGGTGATCGTGCTCGACACCGAGACGACGGGGCTTGCGCGGGACGCGCGGGTGATCGAGCTCGCTGCCGCCCGCGTCGACATCCACTCCGGCCGCGTGATCGAGCGCCGCGCGGTGCTCATCGACCCCGGCATCCCCATCCCTCGGGAGGCGAGCAAGATCAACGGCATCTCGGACGAGATGGTGCGGGGCAAGCCCGCATTTTCTCAGGTGTGGCCCAAGGTCGTCGCCTTCGCGGGCGATCTGCCCATCGTCGCTCACAACGCGGCCTACGACCGCGGGCGCCTGGAGTACGAGGTCGAGCGGGCGGGCCTCGCGCGGCCTGCGTGGCGGTGGTGGTGCTCGAAATCGAGCGCGCGCCGCGCCATCCCCGGGCAGCCCACCTACTCGCTCCAGCCCCTCATGACCGCGCTCGGGCTGCGGACGGAGCGGGCCCACCGCGCCATGGGCGACGTGCTCGCCACGGCCGCCCTTCTCCACGCCTGCGCCCTGCGCGCGGGCCGGTGGTCGGTGTGGGCGGGCCCGGCGCTCGCGGTGTGGGATGAGCGGGAGGCCGCGCGCGGGCTGTTCGGGTCGATCGGGGGTGCAGCGTGACCCGCTCCGCTGGCTGGCGCGACGTCTCCGCCCGTGTCCCCTGCGCGGGCTGCGGGCGCCACGACTGGTGCCAGGTGTCTGCCGACGGGGAGGCTTTCGCCTGCCACCGCGTGCCGTCCGACCTTCACCGCGTCAACGCGGGCGGCGATGTGTGGCTCCACTTCACGGGCTCGGGCCCGCGCACGCCGCGCCCCCGGCCCGAGCTGCCACCGCCCCCGCCCGTGGCCGACGCGCAGACCCGCGACCGGGTGTACCGCGCCCTGCTCGGCGTGCTCGGGCTGTCCGACGCGCACCGGGCCGGGCTCTCTGCGCGCGGCCTCACTCCCGAGGCCATCGGCCAGGGCGGCTATGCCTCGCTCCCGGCGCCTGCGTCGCGCCCCGCGGTCCTTCGCAGGCTGCGGGCGGCGCTCGACGGCGACATCCCCGCCGACGTGCCCGGCATCCACGGGGGCAAGCTGCTCGGCGCCCAGGGCCTGCTCATCCCCGCGCGTGACCCCGACGGGCGCATCGTCGCCCTGAAGGTCCGCGCGGACGATGCCAGCTCGGGCAAGTACCTCTGGCTCTCCAGCGCGCGCCAGGGCGGCGCAAGCCCCGGAGCGCCCTGCCACGTCCCGGTGTGGTCGGGGCCTGCAAGCACGGTGCGCGTCACCGAGGGGCCGCTCAAGGCTGACGTTGCCACGCGCCTCTCGGGTCGCCTTACGCTCGGCGTGCCCGGCGTCACCGCGGTGCGCTCGGCTGTCCCGGCGCTGCGGGCGCTCGGGGCCCGGTCTGTCGTGCTCGCGTGGGACGCGGACGCGGCGAGCAACCGCCACGTCGGCCGGTCGCTCGCGCGCGCGGTCGAGATCATGCGGGAGGAGGGCTTCGGGGTGTCCTTGGAAACGTGGGCCCCGGAGCACAAGGGCATCGACGACGCGCTGGCCGCGGGCGCGCGCATTGAGACGGTCGAGGGGGTCGAAGTGGACGACGTGGTCGCGGAGATCGTGGGCGCGGTGGAGCCGGTGGTGGCGACCGTCGACGGGGGAGAGAGCGCGCCGGACTGGCGCACCCTGCTCACCTGCGGCAAGTCCGGCCGCCCCCGGAACACCTTCGGGAACCTGTGCCTCTACCTGCAGCACGTCTACGGCGAGCGCCTGCGGCACAACGAGATGATCCTCCAGCCCGAGTGGTACGAGGATGGGACGTGGCGCGCGACTGATGACGGCGTGGTCGGGCGCATCCGCATCGAGCTCGAACGCGAGCACGAGATCGAGGCCGGCGCGGACAACATCCGCCTCGCCCTTCGCACCGTCGCCGACCAGCGTCGCGTCCACCCCGTGCGGGAGTACCTGCGCGCCCTGGACTGGGACCACGTTCCGCGCATCCGCGACATCGGGCCGCGCGTGCTTGGGTCGAAGGCCGACGAACTCACGGCGCGCAAGCTGACGGCCTTCATGGTGTCCGCGGTGGCCCGCGCCTATGCGCCGGGGTCGCAGGTGGACACGGTGCTCGTGCTGGTAGGCCCGCAGGGCGCGCGCAAGTCCTCATTTTTCCGCGTGCTTGCGGGCGACTACTTCGCCGACAGCCACATGGACCTCACCAACAAGGACGCCTACCTCCAGATGCGCAGCACCTGGATCTACGAGTGGGGCGAGGTCGAGAAGATCACGTCCACGCGCCGCGCCGAGGAGATCAAGGCGTTCCTCACGAGCCCGCACGACACCTTCCGCCCGCCCTACGGCCACGCCGTGGCGCAGGTGGCCCGCAGCAACGTGTTCGTCGGCACGACCAACGACGAGCGGTTCCTCTCCGACGACACCGGCAACCGGCGTTGGTGGCCGGTCACGGTGTCCCGCGCGATCAACGTGGGCCTCCTCATGCGCGACCGCGACCAGCTGTGGGCCGAGGCCGTGGCGCTCTACGAGGACGGCTACCAGTGGTGGCTCACGCCCGAGGAGGCCGCCGCGCACGAGGACCACGTCGAGCAGCACCGCGTAGCGGACCCGTGGGAGGACACGGTCGGGGCGTGGCTCGCGCGGGAGTGGGCCGGGGTGAAGTCGCGCGAGGGGATCAAGTATTTGACCTCACACGTCGTGCTGACGAAGGCGCTGGGGCTCCTGCCAAAGGACATGCGCGACGCGGACACGAAGCGGGCCTCGCGTGTGCTGCGTCGCCTCGGCCTGGAGTCCCGGCAGGTGCGACTGACTCCCGCAGAGATCGCCGCGTGGAAGCGGCTGACGGGCAGCGTCCGCGATCGGGTGTGGTCGTGGGAGCGGCGCGAGGACGGCGAGACTCTGGACAACCAGGCCGAGATGGGCGAGGGTGGCGATGACTACCCGAACTGATCTCGCCTCCGTCCACTGCTGTCCTGGTTCCAAACTGAACCCGGACACAACCCGGACACGGAAACGGCTGGAAACAAGCGGTTGTCACGGTGTCACGGTTGTCACGGTTCATTCCTCGTGCGCGCGCGAGAGCGTGTGCGTGTGCCCGCGCGGCGACTCCGTCCCGCACCAATCACCATCACCTAGTTTCCTGAAATCTAACCAGGACAACCAGGACACCGTGACAAGGCCTGTAAACAAGGCAGTTGCGTGTCCGGGTTCTGTCACGGTTCCGACAGACAACCAGGACAACACCATGCTCGACCCCCGTACCGCGCCGATCGCCCGGGGGCTCGCGCCCCCCGCGGCCCTCCAGGACGCCGTCCGCGCCCTCTCCGTCATCCTGACGGGCGCTCACCCGTCCGGCCCCCTCTCCCCGCCCTGGCGCGCCTCCTACGCCCGCTGGCGGGCCGATGCGAGCCGCGCAGCCCAGGCCCTGCCCCGCGCCACCCACGCCCAGCGGCGCCTGGAGCGGGCCGTGTGGGAGCTACTCGGGGCGGCGGATGCGATCGCGGAGGCGGCCGATGCGTGACACCACGCTCACCCCCGACCGCCTGCACCGGGTCATGGCAGCGCTCGCCCCCATCGCCGCCCTCGCCAGCGCCGGTGGCCTGCGCGCTGCCCCCGTGGCGGGCCGGGACGGGCAGTCTGGGGGCGGTGACCCGCAGGCCTGGGTGGACGCCCTACACGACCGGGGCGAGGCCGACCGGGCGCGCACCGCGTGGCAGCGCGTCACCCGCTGTCCCGCCACTGTGCGCCCCGCCCTGGAGTGGCTGGCCGACCGGGGGCACTCCCGCCCTGACGTGGTCACGGCGGCGAGACTCTACGCCGGCGAGCGGGCCCCGTGGCGCCTGCGCGAGGCCGTCGAGTGGGCCGAGTTCGCGCGCCGCGCTGCCGACGCCGCCGTGTCCCGCGCATCCCCGGGCAAGCGGCGCCGAGCCGTCGTCACCGTCGAGCTTGCCCGCGCCCGCGACCTTGCGACGCAGGCTGCGTCCGAGGAGCGCCGGGCCGTGGCCGCGCTGGTGGACTGGGGAGCGTGGGAGTTGACGGCCGCGGTGGTGGCCTGGGAGGGGTCTCGCGAAGAAAGCGAGGTAGCCGCTTGACAGGGGATCATATTCTCATGCAGGCTCCGTTACAGGGGATCGAGGTGCGCCCGCCGGGTGCCATACCTCTCGGCGCCGCAGCTCTGGCGAAGCGCATGGGGGTGTCGGTCGCGACCGCGTACCGCCTGCTCCAGGCCACAGCCGCCGCCCAGCACGACCCCACCGCGCTCCGCGTGGTGCGCCTCCCTGTCCACACGGGCAGGGGCGCGAGGCGGGACGCGCTGCACATCCTGTGGCCGGTGCGCTAGCGCACGCGCTGCACCATTTTGCATCCCACGTACGCGCACGTGACGACTCATAGGACCATCCCCGCCGCCCGCCTCGACGAGATCGAGCGGCGACTTCTGTCCGCGGAGGCCCCCGCCGACTTCGTGCCGGAGCTGTGCAAGGCGTGGGGGCGGTCGAAGCGGTCGGTCTGGGGCTACGTCGCCCGGGTGCGCAAGCGCCTCGCCGACCGCGCCGCCGCCGCGAGGGTCTCCCCCGAGGCCGACGCGGAGATCGTGCGGTCGATGCTCCTCCAGACCTACCGCGACGCTCGCATCGACTGCGACCGCAAGACCCAGGTGGCCGCGGCGTACCGCTACGCCGAGGTGACCGGGGCAAAGGCGGCGCAGAGGGTCGACGTGACCTCGGGCGGGCAGCCCTTCGCGAAGCTGACGGATGCTGAACTCCTCGCTCGCATCGCCGCCCTCGAAAGCGGCTCTCAGCGCTGAACACCGCGCCCTCCTCGAAGAGCGCCTGCGGCGCCTGGAGCAGCGCGCCTCGCCCCTCCTAGACTTTCTCCCGCAGCACTGGCCGGGGCACACCTCGCCGCGGCACCTCGCGCCCCTGGCGCAGTGCTTCGAGCGGGTCGCACGCGGCGAGCGCGTCCGCGCCCTCGTCTCCGTCCCAGCGCAGCACGGCAAGACCACGCTGACGCTCTCGGGCCTCGCGTGGCTCCTGCGGCGACAGCCGACGTGGCCGGTGGCTTACGTCACCTACGCGCAGGACCAGGCCGACTCCCAGAGCATCCTCGCGCAGCGGGTGGCCCTGTCCGCGGGGGCGATCACCGGCGACGACCGGCAGACGCTCCGCACATGGTCCACGCCTCACGGAGGCAGCGCCTTCTTCACCGGCGTTGGCGGGCCGCTCACGGGCAACCCGGCGCGGCTCCTGGTCGTTGACGACCCCTACAAGAACCGCCTCGAAGCCGACTCCCCGCTCATCCAGCGGCGCGTCGAAGACTACCTGACCAGCGTCGGGCTGACGCGCCTGCCCGAGGACGGCAGCGCCATCATCGTCCACACGCGCTGGAACGAGAACGACATCATCGGGCGGCTGTCGCGCGGCGAGATCGGCGCGGGCGACTGGGAGGTCATCAGCCTGCCCTTCCTCCGCAACGCCGCAGGCGAGCCCGACAACGACGGCGACGTGGTGCTCTGGCCGCGCGAGCAGCTCGCCTCGGGGGCGTGGGTAGGGTGGACGCCCGAGGGCGCGCGCAAGCGGCTCGTCGAGGTGGGCCCCTACGACGCCGCGAGCATCTACCAGAGCCAGCCACGACCGCGCGGCGGCACGGTCTACCAGCAGCCCACCCGCTGTGCCGCCCCGGCGATCGAGGGCGCGCGGCTGGTGATCGGCGCCGACTGCGCAGGCACCGACGGGCCGCACTCCAACCACAGCGTCTTCGTGGGGCTCGCGGTGCGAGGCAGCGGCGAGGAGATGACCGCCGACGTGGCGGGAGTCCTCCGGCTCCGGCTTCGCCCCGAGCACGCCGCGCCGCAGGTGCTCGCGTGGCAGCGGGCTTTCGGCGGGACGCCGCTGCACATCGAGGCGACGCGCGACGGGCGCGACCTCGGGGCGGCCCTCCTCGCCATCGCCCCGGGCCTCGACATCCGCTACGTCGCGGCCACCGGCGACAAGTTCCTCCGCGCGCAGCCCTCCGCCGCAGCCTGGAACGCGGGCCGCATCCGAGTCCCGGTCGACGCGCGCACCATGCGCAGCACCACGGACGAAGACCTCGCCGACTTCGTGCGGGTGGTAACGCGATTCTCGGGCGTGGGCGATGCCTACGACGACGACGTCGACGCGCTCTCGCACGCGTGGTCGGTCGCGCTCCAGTTTGTCCCTCCCAGCAACGATCCCGTCTCTGTTGCCGGTCGCCGCCGCTAACCCATGCCCACCCCCTCCACAGACGAACGCGCGTCCGTCGCAGCGCCGCCCGTGGGGCGCGTCTTCACGCGCTGGACGACCGACGATCTCGAGGTCGCCGAAGCCCTGACCAACGGCGGCTCGCTCCAGCGGGCAGCCGATCTGTGCTGGGCGCTCATCGGCGACGGTCGTGTCCGCGGCGCCCTGGAGACGCGGGTCAAGGGACTCCTGCGTCTCCCGCTTGCGTGGGATGAGCGCGGTGACGGTCGCTCCGCGGGGCGCGTCGTGCGCGCGCTGGAGGGTGGCGACTGGTACGACGCCCACAGCGAGGCCGCGCTCGCGTCGCTCGCCGCGTGGGGCATCCTCCTCGGCGTCGGCATCGCCCAGCGCGTCTGGACGCTGCGGGATGGTCGCTGGCTCGGGGTGCTCAAGCCCTACGACGCGCGGCACCTGCGCTGGGATGCGCAGGCCCGCCGCTGGCGCGTCCGCACCGCCGCGGGCGAGGTCGACATCGTGCCCGGTGACCGACGCTGGGTGCTCTACGCGCCCTCGTGCTCCGGCACCCCCGACGGCGACGAGCGTCCCTGGATGTACGGCGCGTGGCGCGGCTGCGCCCGGCCCTGGCTGGGGAAGTATTTCGCGTGGGGCGACTGGATGCACCACAGCGAGGTGCACGGCAGCCCCATCCGAACGTGGGAGAACGGCACCGACCCGAGCGCCGCGCCGTCGAAAGCCGTGCGCGACGGGCTGGTCAACACCCTCGCGGACATCGCGGGCAACACCTCGATCGGCCCGCCCCCGGGCATTCCGAAGCTGGCGCTGCTCGAAGCCGTCGGCAAGACCTGGGAGCAGTTCCCGCAGGCCATCAGCGCGGCCAGCATCGAGGTCGCCATCGCGATCACGGGGCAGTCGAGCTCCACCGAGATCGTCGCGGGGCAGGACACCGGCGCGACGCTGCATGGTCGGGTGCGCCAGGACCTCATCGAGGGCGACGCGCAGACGCTCTCGACGTGCCTGCACGACCAGGCCCTCGTCGACTACGCCGAGATCAACTACGGCTCGCGCGCGCTCGCGCCGTGGCCGCGTTGGAAGACGGAGCCGCCCGCGAACGCCAAGGCCCGCGGCGATGCCATGAGCGCCCTCGGTGCAGGCATCCAGGCCGCAGACGCCGCCGCCCCCGAGGGCATGCGCGTCGACCGTAAGGCGGTCTTCGAGCAGGCAGGCATCCCGCTGGAGCCGATCCCCGAGCCCGCCCCGACCGCGCCCGCACGGACGCAGGACACACCATGACCGACCCCCTCACAGACCTTCGCCGCGCCGACGCGCACGCGCGGTGGATCGCCGCCGATGCCCTCGCGCTTCGGCCCGACGCCGCCGCGCAGCTCGCCGCGGGCCCCGTGCTCTTCGCGGGGTACATGGATGACGACGACAAGCCCGGCTACGAGGTGGATCGCGGCGTGGCCGTCGTGACCATCGAGGGCGCCCTCATGGACCGCGCCGGGTGGTGGTGGGACGGGTACGACGCGATCCAAGCGCGCGTCGCCGCCGCCCACGCCGACGCCCGCGTGCGCGCGGTGATGCTCGACATCACCAGCCCCGGCGGGATGGTCTCGGGCCTCCTCGACGCGATGCGTGCCCTCCGCGCGAGCCGCGCCGCCAGCGGCAAGCGCATGGTGGCCTGGGTGGGCTCCGGCGCCTTCAGCGCGGCCTACGGCCTCGCCTCGACGTGTGACGAGATCGTCGCGAGCGACACCGCGGGCACAGGCTCTGTCGGCGTCATCGCCGCGCTCATGTCCCGCGTGGGGCAGCTCGAGCAGGACGGCATCGACGTGCGCGTCGTGTCGTCGGGCTCCGAGAAGACCGACGGGCACCCGGCCGTGGCGATCACCGACGCGGCCGAAGGGCGCCTGCGGGCGCGCGTCGACGTGCTCGCCGGGATGCTCTTCGCCGAGGTGGGCATCGGCCGCCCGGGGCTCACCCCGGCCACGCTCACGGCGCTCGACGGCGGCATCCGGTACGGGCGCGCCGCGGTCGCCGAGGGCCTCGTCGACAGGATCGCCACCCGCGCCGCGCTGCTCTCCGAGCTCCAGGCGAGCGCCGCCACCCGTCAGACCACGGCCCCGATGCGGGCCACCACCAGCGCCACGGGCGCGAGGACGAAGACCATGCAGGACACCACCATCGCGGCGCTCGTCGCCGCCACCGGCGAGGCCGACCCCGAGGCCGCCGTGCTCGCTCTCCTCTCCCGGCACGAGCAGGCCACCGCCACCGTGCAGCGCCTGTCGGCCGACCTGTCGGCGGCCAACGACCGCGCCTCCGCCGCCCAGGCCCGCGTGGCCGAGATCGAGCGCGGCGCGGAGATCGAGGCCGCCAAGGCCGCGGGGCAGTGGTCCCCGGCCCTCGACGGCTTCCTCGGGTCGCTCTCCGTCGAGCAGCTCCGGGCCTGGCGCGCGAGCGCCCCCCGGGTGGTGCCCGTCGGCGAGGTGCAGCCGCCGACCGCGCCTGCGCACAGCCACCCGTCCAGCGCGCCCGCGAAGGTCGCCGAGGCCATCGCGAAGGCCGAGGCCTCGGGCTGGCACTCGCTCTCCGGCGGCGAGAAGGCCGCCATCACGCGCCACGACAAGGCCATCGCCGACGCCCTCCGCAAGGCGAGCGCCTGAGCGGTCACGCAGACACGACACACCGACCGTGACGCGGCGTGACCCGCGTCGACACGAGACACACCATGGCCACTACGCAGCGCAGCGATCTGTTCATCCCCGAGGTCATCGCCGAAGAGGTGATGAAGGGCTTCTCCGGCAAGCTGGTCCTGACCGGCTCCGGCGCCATCGTCGTCAACCCCACGCTGGAGCGTGGCGCTGGCGAGGTCGGCAACACCGTCACCGTGCCGTACATCGAGGACGGCGGCGAGGCGCAGGTCATCACCGAGAGCACCGCTGGGAGCCTCGAAAAGATGACCATGTCGACGGAGACCGCCACCGTCGTGCGGCTCTTCAAGGGCTTCTCGGTCACGCACCTCGCCGCCGTGGCGAAGGCGACGGGACGCGACATCAACGAGGTGGCGGCCGACATGGTCGCGTCGGGCTGCGCTCGCGCGCTCGAGACGGTGGCCATTCAGCGCGCCCTGTCGCGCGCCACGTCGGGCTCGATGGAGTACGACGGCACCGCGGGCAACATCAACCCGGACGCGATCGTCGAGACGCTGAAGCTCTTCGGCGAAGAGCTCGACGACTCGCAGCTGGCTGTGTGGGCGATGAACGCCAAGCCCTACTGGGACGCGGCGAAGATCTCGGACAGCACGGGCCGCGCGCTCTACACCGACGTGATCGGCGGGCGCCTTCGTGAGCTCGGCGGCGCTCCCGTGCGCATGACCGCGAAGAGCGACCTCGTCGTGGCTGGCTCGCCCACCACGTACAAGAACCTGCTCGTGAAGCGCGGCGCCATCCTCGCGTGGGTCAACCCCAGCGTGAAGATCGACTTCGAGCGCGACCCCACGGCCGACGTGGACCTCGTCATCGGCAACATGTACGCGGTCGTCCACGCGTACGGCACGATGCCCGGCGGAACCAAGCCCGGCGTCGCGGTGCTCAAGACCCGATGAGCATCGTGTTCGCGCGGCGCCGTGCCCAGGCGGCACGAGCGCAGGCCGAGGCGGCGCAGGCGTCGCCTCCGGCCGAGAGCGACGCGCGCGCGCAGGCTGCGGCCCCCGAGGCCCCGGCGCCCGCGCCCACGGCACAGCCCTCCGCGCGCCCGAGGCGCTGACCCATGCGCCCGCGCAGCGCGGCCGACGTGGCGCCGTCCATCACCACGGCACGGCGCCTGCGCTGGCTGCGGGAGCTCGACTACTCCCGCACGCGCGGCGAAGAAGGCCCACAGACCGCGTGGCGCACCCTGCGGCTGGAGCTGCCGGGCACCACGCTCCCGGCGACCTTCCCCTCCCGCGCCGCCCTCGTCACTGCGGGCGTGCTCGCCGTGGAAGAGGTGATCGGCGCCGGCCTCGACGAGCTCCGCTCCTACGGCCTGGGCGCTCAGCAGGCCGCGACCCTCACCCTCTGGCTCCACAGGTACAGCACCATGATCTTCAACTACGGCCCGCGCGCGGGCCAGCACTACGAGCAGGACGACATCTCCCTGCTCATCTCGGCCCTGCGCAGCGCGTCGGGCGCGAGCGATGTCTACGAGGTGGGCGACAAGGGCACGCTGCGGCTCGACCTCGACGTGACCGCGGTGTCGGGCTCCGGCACCGTCCACGTCCAGATCGAGACGCGCGCGCTGTACGGCTCGGGCGACTGGCGAGTCGTCGACGCCTTCCCCCTCCAGTCCGCCGCGGGCTCCGTGCGCCGCACGATGTCCGGCTGCGACCGCTTCGTCCGCGCCGTCTACACGATCGGCGGCACGAGCGCGACGTTTTCTCTCACCGGCGAGGCCGTGTAGGCCCCGCATCGCAGACAGCAGGAGATCACCACCATGGCCATGCACGATACCCATTCGCCCTACGGGGCAGTCGTCTACGAGTCCGGCGTCGCCAAGCGCGACGACGTCGCCACCATCGCCGCCCTCAAGGCGCTCGCCGCGACCCACCCCGCCCACGTCGGCGGCAACGTGGTGACGGTGCTCGCCGACGGGTCCGAGTGGGTTTACCACCCCACCTCCGCACTCACCGGCGACGACATCCTCGTCGTGACCCCGACCAACGCCGCGGGCCGCTGGCTGCGCAAGGTCGGCCGCACGGTGCTCTACCTGCCGTTCACCTACGCGACGGCGGACGGGGCGACGCTGCTCACCGTGCCCGCGGGCTGCATCCTCAAGCTCGACTCCGCGCACTGGAAGGTCACCACGGCATTTGAGGGTGGGTCGTCCAGCGCGATCGGCATCGACTCCAGCATCGACACCACCCCCGGCGACATCCTCGGCGGCGCCTCGGGCGACGTGGAGGCCACGCTCACCGCGGGCGTCAAGGCTGGCACCATCGGCGCGAAGATGGACAGCGACTCGGAGCTGCACGCGCAGATCCTCCCCGCCGCGACGACCATCCGCCTCCAGCGGATCACCAGCGCCTTCACCTCGGGCGTCGGCGCCGTGGGCCTGGTCGTCGACATCCTCGCCAACGCCGGGGCGTGAGCGTGGCCCGCTACGCTGAGATCGCCGACCGTGATCGGCTGGGCATCGGCGCGGCGGCGTTCGTGGGCGTGCCGTCTGCCACCGTGGAGGCTGCGCTCGACGCCGCGTCCGCGATGGCAGACGGCTACCTGCGCGACCGCTACGAGCTGCCCCTGTCGTCGTGGTCGGACGATCTCCGCGCGGCGGTCTGCCACATCGCCACCTGGAACCTGCTCGCCAACCGGGGCTACGACCCCGCACGCGGCGCAGACGAGGTGGTACGGCTCCAGTACGAGGATGCGATGCGGTGGCTCCGCGACGTGGGCGCGGGGCGCGTGCGCCTCGGCTCCGTCGTGGACGCCACCCCCTCCGTCGACGAGGGTGACGCCCTGGCCGTGTCCAACCGCTCGCGCGGCTGGATGCGGCGGTGATCGCCCTGACCCGCGTCGCGGGCCCCGACCTCGCCGCCATCGCCCGCCAGATCCGCCTGCGTCACGGCCCCGGCGTCGAGATGCGCGCGGCGCGCGGTGCGGGCGCTGAGGTCGCGGCCATCGAGCGGCAGGCGTTCGCGTCGCAGTCCACCCCCGAGGGCCGCCCGTGGGCCCCGCTGCGCCAGCCCCGCCCCGGTGGTCGCATCCTGCGACGCACGGGCGCCCTGCGACGCGGCGCCACCACGGCGATCGTCTGGGGCGACACCGTGCGGCTGCGCGTGCCGGCCTACGGCGCCTTCCACCTCACGGGCACGAGCCGGATGCCCGCGCGCCCCTGGCAGCCGATGATCCCCCTCGCACCCCTCGTACGCCTGCGCATCGAGACGGCCATCCGTCGGGCGGTCGAGCGATGATCGCGGCGCTCGTCGCCGCGGTCATGCCCTACGCCGTCGCCGCGGTGCCCACTGTCACCCACGCGGTGACGACGCGCGACCCCGGCCACGGCGCACCGCCCCGCGTCGTGTGGCGCCCGCAGTCCGACGCCTTCTCCGCGCCGCGGAAGGGCTCGACGCCGCGCAGCATCCGCACCGTCCGCATGGCCTTCGCCGTCGAGATCTGGGGCGAGACCGTGGCCCAGGTGGAGACGCTGCGGGAGGCCATCCTGCGCGGGCTGCACGCCGTCGTCGCGGGCTCCTGGGACGCCACGGGCGGCCAGTGGGCCGCGCCCGGCATGGTCGACGCGGGCGAGCTCTACACGCTGGCGTGCTGGGTCGAGGGCCAGCAGCACGACAGCCCGGTCACGACTGAAACCATCACCGCCGTAGCCGTTACCCCGCCCGCCGCGCCTGTGCCCGGCGAGCTCGACTCTGGAGACACCACATGACCTTCATCGGAGAGGCGACCGTCACGGTCGCAGACGGGGGGCTCGGCGCGCGGCAGCAGACCGACCTGCCCCTGGCCGTCGTCGGCTGCTCGTCGAGCGGCACGGCGGCGACGCCGGTGCTCTGCACGAGCATCGCCCACGCCATCGAGACCTTCGGCCACGGCCCCCTGGTCGAGGCCATCGCGACCATCCTGCGCTACGGCGCGGGCCCCGTGGTCGGGTGCCGCGCGACGGCGTCGAGCGCGGGCAGCGAGTCCGGCGTCACGCAGACGGGCACCGGTACCGCCGCCCTGTCTGTGACGACCTCGGGCGCGCGCGATGCGTACGGCATCCGCGTCAAGATCACCAGGGCGGGCGCCAACCTCGCCGCGGGCCCTGCGATGCGCATCAGCATCGACGGCGGGCTGACCTACGGCGAGGAGACTGCTGTCCCCGTGGGCGGGGTGTTCACCGTGGGCAACACGGGCGTGGGCGTGACCTTCGCCGACGGCACCTTCGTCGTCGACGACGTGTACGCCATCACCTGCACGGCGCCGGTGTTCAACTCGGCCAACGCCTCGGCGGCTGTGACTGCGCTGCTCTCCAGCACCATCGACCATGAGGGCATCTTTGTGGTCGGCGCCGTCACCGGCACGATCTACTCGGCCCTTGCCACGCTGGTGGCGGACGCTGAGGCTGACGGCGTCTACCGCTGGCTCCTGTGCGAGCCGCGGGTGCAGGGCGGCGACAGCGTCGGCACCTTCACCGCCGCGATCGTCTCGGACTTCGCCGACGACGCCTCGCCCCACGGCGCGGTGTGCGCGGGCGAGGCCCTCCAGCTCTCTGCCGGCATCGGCGGCACCCACCGCCGCAACGTGGGCAGGCTGTACGCCGCGCGCCTCGCGGCGATCAGCGCCTCGGGCCGGTCGCAGCGCCTGGCTGAGTCGCCCATGCGGGTGCGCTCCGGCGCCGTCGCCGGGCTCGACGCGGGCGCGCTGTACCACGACATGCGGGTGCTCACGACGCTGACCGGGGGCCGCTTCTGCGGGCTCCAGAGCATCGTGGGTCGCACGGGGTACTACTGCACCACGCGCTCGACGGCGGCCACGGGCTCGGACCTGACTGACTTCGCCCGGGTGCGGGTCATGAAGGCCGCGCAGCGCGCCCTGCTCGGCATCCTCACCGCGCAGATCGGCGACACGGTACCGCTCACCAGCACGGGCACCATCCAGCCCGCCACCGCGGCGGCGCTCGACGCGCAGCTGGGCGCGGCGTTCGCGCGCGAGATGGAGGGGATGATCTCCTCTTCGTCGGTCGCCGTGGACAGGACCAACAACATCGCGACGAGCAACACGCTGCTCGCTTCGTTTCGGATGGTGCCCCTCGGGTACACCACCGCGATCACCGCCACCGTCGGCTACGAGCTGGAGTCCTGATCATGGCGACCGTAAACGGCAAAGAGTACAGCTGGGTCTCGTGTGAGGTCCGCATCGGGGCGAGCGCGGCCATCGTCGAGGCGACGGCGATCAAATACCCCTGGAAGGTCGACGCCGCGAAGGTCATGGGCGGCGGGCGCAAAGCGCTCGGGATGACCCGCGGACGCCTCATGACCGACAGCGGGTCGCTGACGCTGCTGGAGTCCGGCTACCGCCAGCTTTCCGCCACCCCCGGGTGGTGTGACGAGACGACCGAGATCGTCGTCTCCTACGCGGAGCCCGGCCTGCCCACGGTCGTGGACACCATCCGCGGCGTGCGCTTCACCGGCGCCGACGCGGGGGCCGAAGAGGGCGCCGACGCGCTCAAGCGTGAGGTGAGCTTTGAGTTCACGGACGTGCTGTTGAACGGCGTCAGCCCGATCGCGAGCGTGTGACGTGGACATCGACGCACGCGTTGAAGAGTTGCGCGCCAAGCACCCCGGCTGCGCCATCATCCCCCTGGACATGGGCGACGGCACCGTCGACGTCCACGTCTACCGCTACGCCACGGCGGCGGACTACGCCCGGCACCGCGCCGCGATGCTGGAGGCCGCCAGCGGTCGCACGGCTGCGGCGGCGGGCTTCGCCGAGATGCTCGCCCGCGGCCTGTGCGTCGTGCCCGGCCCCGAGGCCTTCGACACCTTCCGCGCTGCGAACCCCGCGGCCGCGGCTGACATCGGGTCGCTGCTGATCGAGAAGGCCGGAGGGGCGGCGAAAGTCACCCTGGGAAAACTGTAAGCCTGCTCAAGCAGGCTGAGAAAGACGCTGAGACCGGCGCGGAGTGCCTCCTCGCTCTCGCCGGTCACGACCCGCACGAGGCCTCCCCCGAGGCCCGCGCGGGGGCCGTGATGGTCTGGAAGTACCTGCGCGGATTCGACGCGCTCCTCCGCGGCCTCGCCAAGCTCTGACACCACATGGCCACCGAAACCACCACCTGGGAGCTACGCGTCGTCGACCGCGGCTCCGCGTCGGTCAACGCCATGCAGGCGTCGATCGCGCGCCTGCGGCGGGAGATGAGTTTGGTGGCCGGTGCCACGCGCGGGTGGTCGACGGCCATGCGCGAGGCCAACGCCCGCGCGGGCGCGTCGTCGCGCATCCTCCGCGACGTGCAGCTGTCCTCGGGCCGCGCCGTCGTGGTGCAGCAGGTCCGCGCCGTGGCCATGCACCGCCAGGGCGTGCAGCAGCGCGTGGCGGGGGAGTACCGCGCCGCGTGGTCTGCGCGGGAGTCGGCGCGCGTGCAGATGGCGGTCGACCGGGCCCGCGTCACCAACTACATGCGCGGCCAGCGCGAGCAGGCCCGCGCCGCGCGCGAGCAGGCCCGGCAGCAGGCCCGCGCGTCGCGCGAGGCGCAACAGTGGATTCGCGGCATGGACCGCGACCGGGTGCGCTCCCTCGCGACGCATCAGCGCGTGCTCGCTGCGGGGCGCCGCGAGACGGCGTCGGCCGCGAATGAGACGACGGCGAGCATCGGCGCCTTCCTCGGCGGGATGGGCGCCATCGGCGCCGTCGCCGCGGGGATCACCAGCACCTTCGTCAGCATCACGGCGTCCATCGGCCAGATGGCCGCGGGGCTCGTGATGAGCACCCTGCGCATCGTCGAGATGCGCGAGGCCGCCGTCACCACCCTGGGCGTCACGATGGGTGGCCGGGGTCGCGCCGAGATCGGCACCATCGGCAGCGCCGCCGTGCAGCGCGCGCAGCAGCTGGCCCGCGCGACGCCCATCAGCCTCGCTGAGGCCGTCGAGGCGCAGCAGCAGGTGGCCGGTGGTTTCCGCGCACGCTCGGGTGACCAGGGCGAGACGCGGCGCCTCCAGGAGCGGATGCTCGCGGCCTTCACCGACGTGCAGACGCTCCGGGGCGGGCCGCAGGCGCAGAGCTTCCTGCTCCAAATGAGCCAGCTGCGGAACAGTTCGCGGCCCCTCATGTCCGACATCCGCCCCATCGCGCAGGCGCTGGGCATGTCCGTTATGGACATTCGCACGGCCACCGCGGAGCGCGCTGGCGTCGGGCGTCGCACGGGCGAGACCGACGTCGCCTTCGAGGCCCGCATCAGCGCCGCGGAGCACTCGGGCCGCATCACGGGCGAGACGATGTCCGAGGGCATCCTGTCGCTGCTCACGCAGCGGACGGGCATGGGCCTCGGGGGCTTCGCGCAGGCCCGCGGGCAAGGGCTCGGCGCCGCGATGAGCAACCTCGCCGAGGCGCCAACGAATTTGATCGCCACCATCGCGGGCATCGAAAACAGCCCCGGCGTCGCCGCGCTCGCGCGCACGATGTCCACCATCGGCGACGTGATGGCGGGCGTGGGCCCCCAGGGCGCGCGCCTCCAGGCCATGATCCGCGGCCTCGTCGACAGCGTCGGCGGCGGCCTCGGCGGGCTACTCTCGCCCGAGCGGGTGACGGCGGCTTTCGGGGCGCTTCTCGACGTGATGCAGCGGGTGATCGTCGCGGTTCGCGCGAGCATCGGCCCGCTCCTCGACGGGCTGCGCACGGGCTTTGGCAGCGTGGGCAGCGGCACGCAGACGTGGCAGCAGTCGCTCCAGGGCCTGCTGGACATGCTGCCTGCGGTGGCCAATGGCCTCGGGCTCGTCGTCGGGTACAGCGCCCGCATCACCGCGGGCTTCGCCGCGGCGACGTTCGCGGGGCTTGCGCTCCTGTCGTGGTTCCGCTCGATCCCCACCGAGCTCGTGTTCATCGGGCGGTCGCTGGCCGAGTGGTTCAGCACCATCGGCACGCAGATCATCGACGGCCTCCTCGGAGGCCTGCGCACCGGCTGGACGCGCGTCACCTCCGAGGTGTCGTCGCTCGCCGCCTCCATCCCCGCCGTCGTGCGGTCGGCCCTGGGCATCGCGTCGCCCTCGCGGGTGATGATGGAGCTCGGCGCGCACACCGCGTCCGGCTTCGCCCTCGGCGTCGAGGGTGGGGCAGGGGACGCGGGCGCCGCCATGCGGTCGCTCACCGAGCCCCCCGCGGTCGGCGGCGCGCCCGGTCGCCGCTTCGGCGACATCAACATCACGGTCAACGCGAGCGGCAACGCCGACTCCATCGCAGACGCCGTGCGCGCCGCGGTGCTCGACGTGCTCACAGACACCCTCGACCGCGCCGCGGTGACCGCATGAGGCCGCCGTGGGCAGACAGCGATAGTCCCTGGGATCGCATCAGCTTCGGCACGCTCGCCTTCGGCGGCATCGTCGAGATCAGGGGCGATGGCATCAAGCTCAAGACATCGCGTCACAGGGCAAGTGGGTCGAACGGTGCGCGGGCGACGAATCGCGGGTTCGACAATGCCGACTTCACCATCAAGCTCATCGCGTGGGAAGATGAGCACGTTGCGCAGTTCAGCGCGATTCGAGACCTGTTGTTCCCAACCGGCCGCACGGCAGGGACGAACGCGCAACCCGTAACAAATCCCGCCCTCGCTTTTGCAAGGATCACTCAGATCCTTGCAAAAGAAATGTCGATGCCCGAGTTCGAGAACGGGCGACTCGTCACAACGATCAAAGCGTCTCAGTACCGCGAGCCCGATCCGCGCGCCGCAAACGCCACCCGGCGCGTGCGCCCCGCGACGCAAGACGCTCAGGTCGCCCCGGGGGTGCAGGCGCTCTACAGCGCCAACCCCATCCCCGCCCCGAGCGCATCCGGCGCCGCCTCGCCCCCGGCGAACGTCTCCCGCTGACCATGGCCGAGATCACCCTCACCCACGGCACCACCACGGCGGCGGTGACGCACCTGTCGCTGCTCATCCCCCGGGTGGGGCAGTGGACCGCGGACGTGACGCTCGACGTCGACGCCGGGCCCACCGCCGCCTGCACCCTCTCCCTCGACGGCCGGGCCTACCAGGGCCACGTCGTGCGTGGGGCAGCCTACGCGGGCGCATGGCGCGGGCGCATCGTTGGCTCCGTCGCACTCCTCGGCACCGCCCCCGCCACGGCGCTCCAGGGCGCCACGCTGGCGCTCGTGCTGCGCGACCTCGTCGGGGCCGTGGGCATCACTCTCTCGGCCGACCCCGGCCCCCTGGACGCCGTAGCGCCACGCTGGCATCGGCACGAGGGGTCGGCCAGCGCCGCCGTCGCCGACATCGCCCGGGCCGCGGGCTACGCCTGGCGCGTGCGCCCCGACGGCACCCTCTGGCTCGGGTCTGACACCTGGTCGACCGTCACCCCGGCGTCGCCCGTCGACGTCCTCGACGAGCTGCCCGAGGCCGGCAGAATCACCCTCGCGGGCGACACCCTCGACCTCGCCCCGGGCACGACGCTGGCCCTTCGCGAGCGCGACCCCGTGCGGGTCGGGTGCGTCGAGCACCGGGCGACGGCCGACGACCTGCAGACCGTGGTGGTGGCCGAGCGCGAGGGCGGGACGCTGCTCGCGGCGCTCGATCGGCTGCTCGGGCGCCTGACCCGCCGCGTCGACTACACCGCCCTGTGGCCCGCCCGCGTGGTGGCGCAGCAGGGCAACGGCAGCCTCGACCTCGTGCCCGATAGCCCCCGCGTCGCGCCCTGCCAGGGCGTGCCGTACCGCACCCTGCGGGGGCTGTCGGTGGAGGTGTCCGCCGGCGCCCGGGTGCTGCTCGGGTACGAGGGCGGCGAACCCTCGCGGCCCTACGCCCTGGCGTGGGAGATCGGCGACGCGACGTCGGTGCGGGTCAACGGCGGCAGCACGCGGGCCGCGCGCGAAGGCGACTCGGTTTCCGTCACGCTGCCCATCGGCGCGCTCATCCCCCCGGCGTCTCCCGGTGGCCCGCTGCCCGCGGCGCCGCTCACCCTCACCGGCACCATCACCAGCGGCACCGCCGCGCTGAGGCTCCCATGACCATCGACCTCGGCACCGACCTCTCGACGCCCGACGGGGCCGACCTCGACCCCCTCGGCGGCACCGTCTCCGGCGCCCGCGCCGTGGGGCAGGCCATCGCCCGGCGCCTCGTGACGCCCCGCGGCGGGCTGCTGGACGACCCATCGTACGGGTACGACCTGCGGCAGTTGGTAGGCGAGGCCCTCCGGCCCGGCGACCTCGCCACAGTGCAGGCCGAGGTGGCCGATCAGTGCCGCGCAGACGAGCGCGTCGACGACGCCGCCGTCACCGTGACGCAGTCCGCGGGCGCGGTGCGCGTCGAGATCATCCTCGCTCTGGAGGCCGTGGGCCCCCTGCGCCTCGTGCTCGCGGTGTCTGCTGTGACGTCCGAGATCCTCGCCCTGGAGACGCTGTGACCACGCTCGACGAGCTCATCCGCACTACGACGCGCGCCCAGGAACTCAACAGCCTGCTCGCCACGATGACGAGCCTGGAGCTGCCCGTCACAGCATGGCAGTCTGGCAACGCCCTGCGCACCCTCGCCGTGGCCGACGCCGAAGCCCTGCGCGACCTGCGTGGGGTGGTGTCGCAGATCGCCCGCGGTGGGTACCTCGACACCGCAGAGGGCGGGTGGCTGACGCTCCTAGCCGCGTCCGTCTTCGACACCACCCGCGTCCCCTCGCAGTACAACACCCGCGATGTGACGGTGTCGTGCGCCTCGGGCGTGGGCCCGTACACCATCACCCCGGCCCAGCTCGTGGTGAGCGACGGCACGAGGCGGTGGCAGTCGACGAACACCGCCAACGTGACCGTCCCCTCGGGGGGCTCGGTCGCGGTCCGCGTCCGGGCCGAGGAGCCCGGCGACGCCTACAACGTCAGCGGGTCCACGATCACCACGATCGTCGCCCCGGCCCTCGCGGGGCTGACGGTCCTCGGCGGAGCCACGGTCGACGCCGGGGCCCCCGAGGAGACCGACGCGACCCTGCGCGCCCGCTGCCGGGCCCGCTGGGCGACGCTCGGGCGCGGCGCGACGCTGGCAGCGTACGAGTTTTGGGCGCTGTCCACGCCCGGCGCAGAGGCCGTGCGGCGCGTGTACGTCGCCCCAGGCCCCGGCGACGGCACCGTGGCGGTGTACCTCGCCCAGGCCGCCGCGACCGCCACGGGGCCGCAGGTGGCCGCGGTGCAGGCGTATATCGACACGCAGTGCCCCGTCACCGACGCGCCCACCGTGGCCGCGGCGACGGAGGTGCCCGTCGCGGTGACGGCGACCGTACGAGTGCGGACGGCGAGCGATTCGGTTGCGAACAGGACCGCGGCCACCGACGCCATCGCCGCGCTCATCAACAACACCCCGCTCGGTGGCGAGATCGACCGCGAGGCCATCGCCGCCGCGATCTACGGCGCGTCCGCGGGCATCGTCGACGTCGACACCACCGTGCCCGCCGCCGACGTGACTTTGTCTGCGTCGCAGGTGGCCACCGTGGGCACCGTGACGCTCACCTGGGTGCTCGTGTGAGTACGTACCGCGAATGGCAACCCTCGCTACACCCCACGTCCCTCGCGGGCCGCTGGGGATCGGCGTGGGGCACGGCGCTCGGCGCCGAGAAGGACCGGCTGCTCGGCCTGGCGCGCGAGGCCGTGACCGTCCGCGGCCTACCCGAGGGCGACCGCGCCGCGCTCGATGCGGGTGGCGCCGACCGTGGCATCCCGCGGCTCGCGGGCGAGGGGCTGGACGCGTACCGCGACCGTCTGCGGGGAGCGTGGGAGTCGTGGTCGTGGGCGGGCACCGCGTACGGCATCGCCCTCGCGGTGGGTCTGCTCGGGTACGGCACCCCCGTCGCGCGGCCCGTGCGCTACTGGCAGCCCGACACCACGCGGCCCTGGGCGATGATCCGCGTCGTCTACACGGGGCGGCTCGCGTGGGGTTGCTGGCGCTGGGGCACCGTGACCAGCGACGGGCCCCGATGGGGCGCGCGGTTCAAGCAAGGCGCCGAGGACGCGACCGCGGCGACCCTGCGCGCGCAGCTGCGGCCCCTCCTGCGGCAGTGGATCGGCGCCCGCGACCGCGTCGAGAGCGTCCGCGTCGCGTACGGCTCGGCCCTCTGGGGTCGGCGCCGATGGGGGCTCTTCGCGTGGGGCGAGGGCACCACGTCGAGCGTCGTGTTGAGCGCCCCGCCGTGGGGCACTGGGATTTTCGGCGCCTTCACCTGGGGCGCCTTCTGCTGACTTTCTGAGGACACCACCATGGCCACTTCCGTCGTCGAGACCCCCCGCATCGTCGCCACCCTCCCCACGCGCCCCCAGGACGGCGACGACGCCTACATGGACGCGGGCGCCGCGCCCCTCATGCCGGTGCTCCAGCACCTGTACGACGCCGCGGGCGCCCTGCGCATCGCCGCCCTCGGCCAGATGTCGGGCGGCGACCGGCTGAGCGTGGACGCGGGCGGCACGAACACCGTGTTCGCGGTGCGCGTCTCGCGCATCGTGGGCCTGCTTTCGCGGCAGACCGGCTCGACGCCGATCTACGCGACGTACACCGCCGCGGAGACGGTGCTCGACCTCACCGACGTGGACGGCGCGCCCGCCAACCTGTCCAACAGCACCTGGTACTACGTCTACGCCTTCTGCGACGGCACCGCGACCACTGCGGCCTACATCACCACCGTGGCGCCCGAGGCGTCGCTGACGTGGCGCACGGGGGCGGAGGGGGTCGATCGGTACATCGGGTGTTTCCGCACGAACGGGAGCGGCGCGCCGCTGCCGATGCGGATGCACCGGGGGCGGTACACGTACCGACCGTTCTACGTGCAGGCGCTGGCCTTCGGGAACAGCACGACCTATGCGGCGGTCGACCTGTCCGGCGTCTTGCCGCCGCACGCGCGCATCGCGCACCTGCGGCTCAACCTCACGGGTGCGTACGTCGCCCAGCTTCGCACGACGGGCGCCGCGTCCGGGTACGCGAGCTTCGGCCCCGGATACAGCCCGATCGAGATCGAGGCCGACTCCGCGCAGTCGGTCGACTACCTCGTGAGCAACGCGCTCGCGTCGCTCGACATCGAGGTGACCGGCTTCGCCGAGTAGCTACGGGGTCGAGCACACCCGGAGGAAGCACACCTGACCCGACGGGCACGCCCGGCCGCACGCGCCGCAGTTGGCCGGGTCGTTCGACAGGTCCACGCAGCCACCGCACACCGGCTCGCGGCAGGCGTATGCGGCGTCGCCCGTGCGGCAGGTCATGCGCCCCGGGCAGAGTCCCGCCATTTCCTGCGATGCGGTGACGCATCGCGGGGCTCCGTCGACCAGAACGCACCGCTCGCCGAGGATGCACGACGGAGCGCATGTGCCAGAGGCTGCGTCAGCCGCGGCGGCGCCGGTGTCCGGTGCTGCGCCCGCATCTCCAGACCCCGCATCACCAGTGGGCGGCGCGGGGTCGGAGCTGCATGCGGCGAGGGCGAGGGCGGCGAGGAGTGCGAAGCGCATGCGCGCAGGGTACGGCGCGCCCGCTCCGTCTGTCACGCATCCGTCTCTCCCGGCCGCCCGCGACACGTCGCCACCTGGCCCCGTCGACACCCCACCCGCACGAGTCCACCCCCGCACCGCGCGCCCCAGGGCGCCGAGGAGCGTATCCCCATGCCCGTACGCATCGCAGACCAGACCGTCAGCGCCGTCGCCCTTGCGGCAGCCACCCCCGTCGAGACGACCCTGTCCGTGGCGCTCGCCTCGCGGTGGACGCTGCACGTCTACAACACGGGCGCGACGAACGCGATCACGGCCGTGCGCTACCGCCGTCGCCTGCGTGCGGGCGCGAGCGTCCAGGGCCCGTGGATCGCGGTCACGACCGACATCCCGATCGCCGCCGCGGGCGTGTGGGAGATGCAGGTGTCCGATGATGCCTGCGAGGAGATCGACGTCGAGCTCACCAGCACGAGCGGCACGACCGCCACGCTGTCTGTCGTGGGAGGTAGCTGATGGGCACGCGTGTAAACGGGGTCGACCTGGACGCGGGCACGAGCGGCCCCGCTCTCTCCAGCGCCACCCCGCAGCCCATCGGCACGGCGACGGCGGGCGTGTCGGATGACGCGGCGCGCGCGGATCACGTCCACGCGGGGCCCATCCCGCTTCTCGTGGGTGTCGTCACCACCGTGCTCGGTGCGGACACCGTCGCAGGCTACGGCTACGTGGCCCCCACAGGGCTCGCGTCGCTCACGCTCTCGGCGGTGGGCCAGGTGGTCTCCGGCGTCACCGGGACGCTCGACCTGTACGACCTCACCGCCGCCGCCGTGGTCGCCACGCTCACGTGGATCGAGACCGCGCCGACCCGCAAGACCGCCTCCGTCGCGGTACCGGGGAGCGCCCGGCTGTACGAGCTGCGCGTCCGCAAGAGCGGCGGCGGCGCAAGCGACTACGCCCTCATTTCCGCTGCCTCACTGATCGGGAGCTGACACATGGCCACCACGACACACGTATCCTCGCCCGCGTCGGGCGCTGTCGCCGTCGACGCGCTCATCGACACCCTGCTCTCCGCGGGATGGCGCATCACGCGATGGTCGGACGCGACCGCGTACACCGACAAGACCGGCGCGCCGCTCGCGACCAACCCCTACGGGTCGGGCGCATCGGGCCCAGGCAACCTGGGCAACACCTCCGCGTGGTTCACCGTGCGCGCACCGGATTCCTCGCGCGAGTGGCTCTTCCAGCGCGGCGCGAGCGATGCCGCGTGGACGATCAACCGCAGCAAGGCGGGGTTCTCGGGCGGCTCGCCCGCAGCCACGACCCTGCCTACGGCGACGGACGCCACGCCCCTCTTCAGCGCCGCCTCGGCCTTCAGCGCGACGCCTGGAAGGCTCTTCGTCAGCGCGGACGACGCTGACGGCTACGGCTGGCGGCTCATGTGCATCCCGTCGGGCGGCGGCAACGTCCGCACCCTCATCGCCGACGTGCCACTCGACTCGCCCGATCCCGCGGACACCGACCCGTATCTGTGGGTCGGGTACTACGACCCCACGGGGCTCACGATTTACAAGGCGGGCGAGGCGATGCAGCAGAGCGGCACCGCGCTCGTCTACAAGCGCTTCGTCGGCGCGAGCAGCAACCAACGGGTCGGCTTTGCGACACTGATCACCGCCGCCGGTGGCCTCGCGCCGCCAGACTACAGCCAGGGCGGATACCTCCCGTCGTCCGGCTACGACGTACCGCTGCCCATCCCGGTGCTGCGCACTGGGGCTCCGTCCACCACGACGGGCTGGTGCGGCTTCGCCCGCGGCCTCCGGTGGGCCGCGGTGCAGAGCCGGGCCAACGGGCAGACCCTCGACGGCACGACCGAGTACTGGATCTATGCCGCGGGCCTGTGGCTGCGGTGGGACTCCAGCACGCCTACGCTGAGCTGAGGTGACGCCGTGAGCACCTACACCGCAGGACTCGTGCCGCCCATCCCGACGATCGTCTCCGGGCTGTATCGCCCTATCCCGGCGCCTCTGCGTGGCGCCTTCGCCCCGCGCATCGGCGGGGCAGCGACCACCTACTACTACCGCACGAGCGGCGGTACGCGCGGGAGCACCACGGACGCGGGGTCGATCCCTGCGGGCGCGGTGGTGGAGCGTGTGACGTGACCCCGCCCGACCACGACGGCGACCCCTACACCTGCACCTTTGACGGCATCGCTGTGCGCTCGCTCCTGGGGGCCCCGGCATGACCCTCCAGCCCATCACCTTCGCCCTCCTGGGCTTCCTCCTCGCCGCGGTGTCCGCCCTGGTCGCGGGCGGCATCGCGTGGGGTGCCTTCCGCGCACAGCTCGAACGCCAGCGCGACGAGATCCGCGACCTGCGCGGCGAGGTGCACGAGCTCGCCCAGACCGTCCACGACCTCACCACGCGCCTCGCCATCGTCGCCGACCGGCACGGCCGGGAGCACTCGTAGGCCTTCATTCAAAGGGCTTCACGCCATGAGCTTCTCTGACATCACCCGCTGGCTTTTCTCCGACTGGACGCACGCCGTCGCAGCCCTCGGCGTCCTCGCCCTCGGCTACGCCCTCGCGTGGGCCGCGATCCGCGCGTCGTACGAGCGCGTCGTGGGCCGGCCGATGCCCCGCACCCGCCTCGTGCTGGCGCTCGACATCCTCGCCGACCTCGCTGTCAACGTGCCCGGGGCGCTCAACCGACTCCTACGCTCCACCGGACGCGACCCGCTGTTTCTCCCGGCGCCGCCCGCGCCGCGACCGCCCGCCGCCCCGTCTGGGCGCTCGGGCGAGGCTGGGCGCGCCACCGTCGGGACGCTCGTGCTCCTCGCCTTGGTGGGCGCGCTGGGGCTCGCGGCGTGCCCACGGGCGCGAGAGGCTGTGCTCGACACCCAGAGCCCCCGCGTGGCCTGCGTCGGCGGCTCGCAGCGCTGCCACGACGGCGCCCCCGAGGTCTGCTCGCGCGCCGGTCGGTGGTGGCCCGCGATGCCGCCGCAGGATGACGGGTCGCGCCGCGTCTGCGCCGACGTCTGCGAGGTGTCGCCCGCCGGCATCGCGCACTGCGCGTCGAGTCAGGTGGTGACGCCGTGAAGGCCCCCACGCTGGAGCAGGCCCGCGCCGCGGCGCAGCGTATGTGCGACGCCGCGGGCGTCACCCTCCTCGACCCCGCGCACCCCCTGCGGGACGTGATCGTCGCTGGGGTGGCCCTCGCTTCGCGCGTCGGCGGTGGGTCGTGGGACCGTGACGACGTGGCGCAGCGGGTGTCCGTCACCCTGCCCGGCGCCGGCGGGGCGCTCGTCGCCCTCCGCGCCGTCCCTGTGGTGGGCCCGATCCTCGCAGAGGCCGCGCTTGCCGCGGGCCTCGGGCGCACGGTGATCTCCCTCTCCCCCGTCACCTGGGAGTCGCCCATCGGGCTCCTCGCCACGGTCGCGCACGAGCTCGGGCACGCCGGGCAGATCCGCGCGGGCGGGATCCCGTGGTGTCTCGCGTACCTCGTGGGCGCCGAGGCCCGCGCCGCGGGGGAGGCCCCCTGCTACGCGGCGTCGATGGCCGTGCGGGTGCGCCTCGGGGGCGAGAGCACGGCGGCCGCGGCCGAGTCCGCGATGCGGTCTTTGCAGGGCTACGGCCTCGACGCGGACGCGCTCGCGCTGGCCTCGGGGATCATCGCCTCGGCGCGGGCTACCCTCGACGCAGGGGAAGACCTGGGCGGGGTCGTGATGGAGGTCGTGGCGGCCCTGGAGTCCGTGGGGTGGCGACCGTGACCCGCGCGGCCCTCGTCCTTGTGCTCGTCGCCGTCTCGGCGCAGCTCCCCGCCACCGCCCTCGCGACGCGCCAGGCGTGCCCCGAGTGGTCCGAGCGGTGCCGAGG